TGTCTCAGCTCCTGTTGGCGGCGGCCACTGGATCTGCGTTGTTGGCTACACCGACGATGCCATGATCGTGCATGATCCGTTCGGCGACTTGGATCTGATCACCGGAACCTACGTCGGCAACTGGGGCGCTCGCCTGCGCTACAGCCGCCGCAACCTCGATCCGCGCTGGATGGTGGAAGGGCCAGGCACCGGCTGGGCGATTATCGCTAAGCCATAATTGACATAAAACGCATCGCATCCGATGGATCCGAACACCGCCGCGATCATCGCTGTCGCTGTTGCTGCAGCGAGTGAGATCATCGCTCTGTCGCCACTACGCGCAAACAGTCTGATCCAACTGGGGCTGCAGGCACTCCGTCTCGCGTTTCCCCGTCGATGATTGACCGCGACGCGATGGTGCGCCAGCTCCGCCTTCATGAAGGCGAGCGGCTCAAGCCCTACCGCTGCACCGCCGGCAAGCTGACGATCGGCATCGGCCGCAACCTGGAAGATCGCGGCATCACCCGCGAGGAATCCGCCTACCTGCTGGCCAACGACATCGCCGCCGAGGAGCGTGAGCTGCTGCGCGCGCTGCCCTGGGTGGCGACGCTCGATGAGGTGCGCCAGCGTGTGCTGCTCGACATGGCCTTCAACATGGGCATCGTCGGGCTGCTCGGGTTCAAGCGCACCCTGGCCACGATCCAGGCCGGCGACTACCAGGCCGCGGCCGCGATGATGCTCGACTCGCGTTGGGCGAAGCAGGTGGGCCAGCGGGCGGAGCGGCTGAGCCGGATGATGGCGACCGGCAAGGATCCACGCGAGCTCTGGCCGCCGTCATGACCTACCGCCAGGGCCGGTTCGATCTGATCGTCGGCGGTGTGCTGCGGTCCTACCAGCGATGGGAGGATCTGCCGGCCGCCTTCGATCACGTCGTGCGGTTCGAGCCGGACATCCCGCCGGCGCCACACACGCCGGAGCAGCACGCCGAGGCGGCGCTGTGGAACAGCCGGCTGCAGCAGTTGATGGAGATCGAGCGTGCCAGCAGCAACCAGGATCGGTGATGCGGACGTGCCGCACTGCTCCGGCATGGTCCGGGCGGTGGGCAGCCCCAACGTGTTCGTGAACGGGATCGCGTGGAGCAGGCAGGGCGACGTGAACACGCCGCACCTGCCGCCGCCGGCGCCGTGCCCGACGCACGCAGCGCCGATCGCGGTGGGCAGCACCAGCGTGTTCGTGAACGGCAAGGGCGCGGGCCGCGTGGGTGATGCGATCAGCGGCTGCACCAGCGTGGCGGCTGGATCACCCAACGTGTTCTGCGGGCCCTGAGGGCGGTGGAGTCAATGCCCCGGTTGCCCGGGGCGGTTCCCTCAGACGAACCACTCTTCGAGCATGGCGGCCTCGTTGCGCATCTCAGCGGCGAGGGCATCCAGGCGCTCGATTGAGCGTCCGTACGCCTCGAGCGCGGCGTCGATCTCCGCGAGGACCATCTCGGTCTCACGGCGATCCGCCTCGATCTCGGCGAGGATGGCGCGGGTCTCGTCAGTCATGGTGATCTCCGGTGTGTGGTGAGTCCTGGCGGACTCAGTGGGGTGCCAGGGATCGGGACCACCACCGGGATCGGGACTGACTGCCCGCTCGGCCGAAGCCGCTATGTCTATGTGCTGGGGTCCTGCCCCTGAGATCAGTATGCGCCCGCGTCGGCGCCATGCACCGTTCGTGTCACAACTCTTCACAATCGAGCGGGCACAAAAAAGGGGCCCCGCATGGCCCCGGCGCTCACATATCCAGCGCTTCCTCCAGCTCACAGCAGGCGCTGAGCAGAGCGTCAACTGGCGGGCAGCTGCACAGCTCGTCCCACAGCTCGGTTGAGCTGGCGTCCCGCAGGGCCTGGAAGGCGGCAACGACCTCCTGAGCGTCACTCAGTACGGCGGCCAGCTCCTGGATCTGGGTGGCGAGAGTATTCATCTGTCGAGGTGCGGGGTGCAGGGCATCGCTGCCCATGCGGAGAACGTAGCGCCGGTGGATCACGACAAGCGAGTGCGTGTCGCATCTCTTCACACAGGCCCCAACCGGCGGATCCGGTACAGCCCGCCGCCGCTGCGGAAGTCGAGCAGGCCCGCTTCCCATAGGCGGGCAATGCGGCGGCTCACAGTCGGCTGGCTGCAACGCCAGTGGCGGCGCAGCACGTCGGTCTCGATGTGACAGGGCCGCGCCGGCAGCAGCTGCTCCAGGTCGAGCCAGTCGAGCAGCACGCTATCCGGGACGCGATGGCGCAGGGATAGGAGGGTGTCAACTCCCAAGCAACTTCTAATCTGCGACTGATTAGGAGCTTTCGCCTGCGGATGTAGAGGTTTTGTCACAGCCTGCCGGCCGGCAGCAGATCATGGATCTTGCCGACAAGCCTTGCTGCCTTCTCAGCCTGAGGTTTGATCTCTGGCCGAAGGCGTGCGGAGATCGACACCAGTTGATGCAGCGCCGCTTCTGCTTCACTCAACCGTTCACAGGCATCACGAAGGGCTTCCTCAAAGAGGTCCAGCCGTTTGACGATCTTCTCGACAGGCTGGTAGTTACTGGCTGAGCGCACCTTGACGAACACCGGTTCGTTCGGCTCGTTTTTCTCACGCACCACTTGGACCGCCTTGATCAGCGCATCCGCCTGGTGTTGCCGATGCAGTTCTGCCGCGACCGCATCGTTCCACTCGAAGGCAGGGTGCAGAGGTGCATCGTCGGGGCGAGACTCGTCAACGACGACGGCAGCAGTCAGGCCGCCGTGCTGCTCTGTGATCCTGGCCAGTTCTTCGCCAGCAGTCTGCGCGTCAATGCTTTCGATCTCAGCACCGCGCCTGTAGTTATAGGTGATGGCCATTGGCTTGATGAGTTGAATGAAGGGGCGGCGAGCCGCCCCTATGGTGCCGCCGACGACTTGCCTTTGCGAGCCGTCCTTGCCAAACCAGCGTTGACGTACCAGCCCTCGCGCTGCCGGACTTTCCTCGCCTTGCCAGCGATGGAAAGCCGCGCCTCGCCTGACCGTGGCGGGCCTAGCCTTGCCTTGCCTGCCGTGCCTGATTCTCTCCATCACACGATCTCGAATAGGCCGAAGCCCATGCCGGCCGAATCCTTGGAGTCGGGCCGGCCTTCACCGATGCCAACCTGCAATCCGACGCGAGCGATCAGGTTCACCACGTCGTCCTTGGTCAGCATCCCGGCGTCGTATCGGATGCGGAGCGCAGCACCCCATTCCCGGTAAAGCGGCCGACAGCGAAGGTCGATCACGCCGGTGGCATTGCGCGTGGGTGCAATCCACTGCTCAGCCTCTCCGGTGGTCAGCCGCACCAGCGGTGCGCCATCCACGCGATCGAAGCCATCGGCCATGACCATGAACGCCAGTTTGGCGTGGGTCATCTTGAAGCCACAGGCGCGGCAAGCGCTAATCGCACCATTCCTGAACGCCGCTGCGTGAATGCCTTCCCAGCCGTCCTCGCTCACATGCTTTGCGCCCTCGAACAGAGCCTGGAAGTCTTTGGGGTCGGTTGTGCGACGGCTGCGGCTTGCACCGCCAGCCTCCTGGCGCTTGCGGATCATCTCCATGGCTTTGGCGCTGAACCGGTTAATGGCCAACGGTGCAGTGCCTCGGATGTTGATCTCGAGGCGACGGAAATCAGGCGGTGTGATCACCGCCACAGTGGTTGTCTTTGCGGTCATTTCAGGCGCGGGCGAACTGGCGAACCGACTCGATGGCTTCATCGCCGCGCGCCATCAAGCAGGCGCGAGCCTCGGCATCTTCCAGGCAATCGGCTTCGATGAAGAGGCCGCGGCCCCAGCTGCCGAAGATGGTGTCGTTGCCGGCGCCACCATCAACCGTTCCAGAGCCGTTAAGGGTGATCTGATCGTTGCCGGCGCCACCGCTGATGAAGTTCTGATTGCTGGCGACGAGGCGGTCGTCACCGGTGGTACCAATGAGCTTGATTGCAGGAGTTGCCATCAGTCTTGACGAATCATTTGGATGAGAATGGTTTTAGGCAGCCGACGACGAACACCGGCTAATGCCATTAGTTCGCGTTGCGTCAGTTGCTCTAATGCCACAGGTGTCAGAGTTTCAGCCACTGGCTCGCGCTCCGCTGACTGTGGCAGCAGCTGAGCAAAGAAATCATTGAGCTGATGCACTATGCGCCCGCATTCATAGCCGGCGCAATAGATCAGCACTAGCACGGCAGCAACTGCGCGGGCATTGCGCTCTAAGTGAGCACCTAAGTCATCTGGTGTGATCACATGCTGTACCGATGGGGTGAAGGCCGGATCTGCCCCGGCCGTGGCCTAACAATACGGCCTCACGCCATCGCTCAGCGCCACTGCGTAATAAATCGTTACGCTGCCACTCGCAACGTCAGGCGGCGGCCGGTGGTGCTGATTTCCATCGTGTCGCCGGGCTGCAGGCCGATCTCGCGTGTGTAAGCAGCACCCACCAGCAGCTG